GTCGCAGGCTGGCGTGCGCATCACCGCGCAGGGCACCGGCCTGTTGTGCGATCACATCGCGGTCGGCGAACTGCAGTGCGCCCAGCAGCGATCTCAGTCCCTTGTCCTGGCGATCGGAGGCGGTTGCCAGCGCGCGGCCCAGGCCGTCGCCGGACGTGCCATTGGCGAACAGGCCCAGCTGGTCAAAGCCCGGGTTGGCGGTCAGCCACAGGCCATCGGCCGTCTGCTTCACGTTGAAGCTGAGCAGTGAATTGTGGCGCGGGCGGAACACTTCACCACTGATGCTGGCGCTGTAACCGGTGTCGCCCAGGCGCACGGCCTCTTCGAAGCCGCCCTGATAGATCGGGCCCTCCACCAGGTCACGACGGAAGTCTTGGCCGTAGTAGCCCTGCGCCACGTTCAGTTCGAGGAAGGCACCCTTGGAGATCACCAGTGCCCCCTCGGTCTGCTCGTCATCGAAGAACGTGCCCACGCGCAGGCGGCCGGCGGCCGTGCCGCCATTCTCAGTAACGTCGAACAGCACCTTGCCGCCCGGCATGATGTTGACGTAGCCATGGGTGACCAGGTCGCCGCCGCGCGGCATCAGCGTGCCGAACACGCGCAGGCGGTTGAAGCCGTCTTCGCGGTAGGAAGGACCGGTGCCGTCCAGCAAAGCAGCGCGGTCCATCGCAGTACCCGCCACGTCGCCATGGCCAACCAGCATGCCTGCGCCGAGCACCCGCACTTCCGATGCGCGCAGCGCACCGCCTTCCAGCGCGATGGTGCCATTGTCGACCAGCATGAAGTCCGCGCCTGTCGTCGCGGACGTGCGCCATGTGGCGCCGTTGCTCACCCGGATCACGCCCATGGCGTTGTCCAGCGTGGAGACATCCAGATCAGCCAGCCGCAGCTTGGACAGCAGCAGGTCCTGGATGTCCGGATCACTGAGGTAGCCCTGCACCGACAGCGCGCCGATGCCCTGCGGACCGCGGCTTGATGCGTTGTAGATGCTCTGTGCGACATTGATGTAGGTGGATCGCCAGTCGGTATTCCAGCGCGCGAAATCATCATCGACGAACGCCTGCAACTGGCGTCCGGTACGCAGGTAACCGGGGTTGATGTCGCCGACCACGTTGGCGGTGACGTTCAAGGTGTCACCCGGATCGCGGTATCCGTTCGCGGTGATGATCTTGTTGCTGTAGATATCCTGGCCGGGGAACGACTCCAGCTTGCTGCCACTGCCATCGGGATCGAAGGTGACCGAGGCACCAGTGCTGCGCGCCGGGTCGCGGAACACCAGCAGACCATTCGGCTGCACTACCTCGTACATGGCCTTGTGCAGCAGCCCGGCGTCCATGCCACCACCGTAGTTGCCGGTATAGATCTGGGTCATGCGCGGCGACGGTGTGTAGATCACCTTGCCGCCGCTGCTGGCCGCGTGGATCTGCACCGAGTCGATGAGCGGCAGATCGCCGGCCAGATAGCGTTCGACGCCACCAGACTGCATGATCGAGCAGGATGAAATGCAATTGCCGGACACGATGGTGTTCAGTCCGGAGGTGCGGATGATGCCCTGCAGCCACTCGCCGGCGATCAACGCACCACCATTGGACGTACGCAGCACCACCTCACGGACCGGCCGGCCTTCGGCCTGCGCCTTGGCCAGCAGTGCCGGCAGGGATACCACGTCGGCGTAGGTCACATCGCCACTCAGGAAGATGCGATCGCCCTGCACGTGATAATTCATTGCCATGACGTCATCCACCACGGATATGGCGCCAACGCCCATCAGCCCGGCCAGGGCCAGGCTCAACTTCGAATACTTCATGCGTTCTCTCTCCACCCGCAACACGCGGGTAGAACGATCAACGCCGCAGCGGGGCGATCTCCCCCAGTGGAACGGATCCTGAAAAATGAATACATTCACAATGAGAATCCGATCGATGCACACTCTTCCCCATCCGGTCATCGTCGCGTAAAACTCGATGACGCATTCGTGTAACGGCGCGCGATAAATCGCCCGCCGCCGGTGAGATAAACGATGGGCTACCAATGTTGCGCCCAGCGGAATGAAATTGCACGGGGCGGAACCGCCCCGTGCCCTGACTTCCCTACCAGGTCGTGTAGATCAGCTCCCGCCGCTGAACAGCCTGGCGGCCGATGGTGTAGCGGATTGGCACCACCCGGTCCCTGAACTGACTGAATACCTCTCGCATGGCCGGGTGGTCGTTGATCGTCAGGATCGCTGCGCCACGCAGCCCTGCCATCTGACGGGCCAGCTCTTGGTACTGGTCCATGCCAAAGGGAGCGCCGTACCCCTCGGTCTCCCAGTACGGCGGATCGAGGAAGAACAGGCTGTCGGCGGCATCGTACTTGGCCACGCACTGCTGCCAGGACAGGTGCTCGACGGTGACCTTGTGAAGCCGGAGGTGCGCGGCGCTCAGATCCTCCTCAATGCGCAGCAGGTTGAGGCCCTTGCCGCCCCGGCCGAAACCGGGGGTCTGGCCAGTCGCCTTGCCACCCCATGCCAGTCGCTGCAGGTAATAGAAGCGTGCGGCACGTTGGATGTCGGTCAGGGTGTCCGGGTGCTGGAGCTGGCACCATCGGAACATCTCGCGGCTCGTCAGCGCCCATTTGAACTGGCGGACGAACTCTTCCAGATGGTTGGCCACCACCCGATACAGGCGCACCAGCTCGCCGTGGCAGTCGTTTAGGACTTCAGCCCTGGCCGGCTCCCTGGCGAACAGCAGAGCCGCACCACCAGCGAACGCCTCGACATAGGTGCGGTGGGGGCTCTCGGCCACCAAGGGCAGCAGGTGCGGCAGCAGGCGGGTCTTCCCGCCCGGCCAGGGGAACAGCGTTGTGGTTTTCATTCTCAGCCTCTGCGATGGATCTCGGCCAGACTCAGCCTCCCCGCGCGAGGGGGCTGGGCCTTGGCCAATTGCACGCGGGCTGTCGCGTGTGTTGCGGCGCCGGCCGATCAGTTCCCGCTGATCGGCCGGCGCCCAGTTCTTGAACTACTCTCCGGCCTCAAGAGCAGCCAGGCGCCGCTCGATGTTGGCCATGCGCAGCTCGGCTGCCTCTCGGTCGCGGCGGTCGCGGCGAGCCATAGCTGCAAGAATCCAAGCATGCAGCTCGGAGGTGCGGAAGCTGTAACGGTCACCGGCTTCCCTTGCTGGCTCGACGAGGATTCGCTCAGCTGGCTTCCCCTCTAGCACGCAGATGCGGCGCGCCTCGACAGCCGGGGCCAGCAGGCCGCCCTGTCGCTCTGGCGTGAGCATCTCCCCCTGCCGTGCCGGCTCTAATTCTTCGCCAGTAGCTTCGTCGTACTTGGCCGGAATGATTGCGTAAGTGGCAGGTATCACCTCATAGACCGCATCCTGCGCTGGGATCTCAAGCCACTCCCCTTCCTGCGCGGGAATCTCATGCCATACCTCCTCCGTGGCTGACCAGGAGTCGTAGCAGAATGCGCTGTAAGAGAACGGGTCAAGATCGTGCTGTTCCATCACAGCAGCAGCGGCTTGAACGGCCGGACCGGCATGCCAGCGAGCATCGTCACCCTCCTCGGCAACACGTTCCAACCACTTCCACTTCATCGCCAGCTCGTTGATCTCCAGGAATGCCGCTTCCTCAGCATCCGTCATGGTCTCCAGCGGGGTTTTCAACCGAGCGTCGGATGCGCTGATCGCCGTGTTCTGCGCAAAGAACTGGTTGAACGGGAGTGCCGCTGTACCAACAGTCAGCGTATTGGCTGTGAATGGTGTGAGAGGCGTGCCAGTGCGAGCCCCCGCATCAGTGAATTGGAACAGAGTCGAAACCTGAGCACCGAAATTCGGGGATCTCAGGTTGACGTTCAGCCGAGTGCCATCCGTGTTGACCATGAACCCGTAGGTCGCTGACAAGGACTCGAGCCAAAACCCGGCGCCGGCTGCAAGGCTTCGGATGGCATTGTTTGATGTGAATGTTTTGATGCCCCCAATGTTCTCGTCACCGGCGTTGCCGACGACGCCAAGGCTGGCGCGGGTCTGGGCCTTCGACGCCGCATCGCCGCTGAAATCCATTGCGCCGTTGGTGTAGACGGTCACCTGGTTGGTAGCAACCTGGTCGCCCTGCGGGCGCAGCAAAATGAGACCGCCCGTGCTTGGGCCAGCTGAACCGATGACCAGGCTACCAGTGCCATTACCGCGAAACGTCGCGCCGGCCCCGCCCATTTCAAGAACCTGGTCTACGCCTATGCGCGCGCCGAGGTTATGGATCGACCGAGCAGTGAACGTCTTTGCGCCGCCGATGTTCTCGGCGCCGGTGGAGTGCACCACCTGTGTATCAAAGGCATTGGGGATCCAAGAACCCCAAGCTCCGTTGGTCTTAAGGCGCTGATAGATTCGCCCATCAGCCTCCGAGATACCAAGCTGCGCACCATAGGTAGCCGTGCCTCCCGAGGGCAAGTGAATGCATAGGAATGCGCCGGTCGGTGTCGGGTTACCCTCGGAGCCCGCCGCTGCACGGTAGAAGCCAGACAGCGTTGCGTTGTTCAACGTGGAAATGTTGTTGGCAACCTGGATGGACTCCGCAGCCAAGCCCATTTGTCCAGCTGCGAGCATTCCAGCCCGAATCGCGCTGACCGGCACCTTCACGGTGCTGCCCCCTTGGACAGCAGGAATCAACTCATTGCCGGTGAGTGCAGCGGCGTTGGGGAGACCAGCGATCTTTACGTCGACCATTTTCGTTACTCCAGAATCAGGGGGTCGCCCGCTTCGGTGACCAGGCGATCGCCTGCCTCGGTCACCAGCTGCGCGCGGTACAGGAAGGTGTGCTGCTGGATCTGCCAGCTGCGGTAGCCATCACGAATGGCTTCGACTTCGACACGGATCTGCTTTCCACCGCTGCCGGCGGGCGGCGTGTAGGTGTCGGTCGTGCCGCTGATGGCGGCCTGCGTCCGCACCAATGCCCCGGCGAGGTACCAGCGAACGGTGTAGGTGGTGCCAGGCTCCGGCCCGATGTTGCCCTGCGTGGTGTCGACCAGCTGGTCGGCCTGCAGGATGCGATCGCGGTGCGCCCACTGCACCGTCAGCTCGGTCCCGAAGGTCCACAGCTCCGGCGGGTAGGCCTCACCCTGCACGCGCAAGCGGCCGGGCGGATAGGGCCGGATCTGGCGACGCTGCAGCGTCAGCCCGATCGTCGTAGCCAGATCCGGATTCAGCTCGCCCTGGCTGGTGCGGGTGATCAGCTTCGCCTGGGGCGACTCGTTGGCCAAGTACTCGCGCCCATCGAAGCCGACGTATTCGTCGGTGAACCACACCCGCGTGCCCACGGCATGCGGCATCGGCACCGTGTCCACGCAACCACGGGCCACGGTCAGCGTCGCGGCCACCGGGTCGATCGAGACCACGCGAACCAGCTCGTCATCGATCAGCGCTTCGGTGCCGACCTCGATCATGTCCAGGCTGACGCCGGCGGACAGCGCGATCGCCGTTGTGGTCGCCGTCATTGAGGTGATCAGCAGACCAGTGGGGGCGAAGTCGGCTGCGCCCGCCTCGGCGAACGGCGCGCTTCCCAGCCGGGTCTGCAGCGTGTAGCCGAACGCCACCGAGGTCGGCCGTACACCGATCGAAGTCAGGTAGCCGACGTCAGGCGACACAGCAGCCAGCTCCGATGCCCCAAGCGTCGTGGCCAGGTCGCGGTAGCTGGCCTCCTGCAGGCGCTGCACAGTGACTGGCTTGGGCTTGGTATCCGGCTCCACCCAGGCGTTCTCTGAAGGTTGGATGTAGCTGGCAGCGGCCATGCCGGCGACGTCCTGGACGACGGTCAACACCACGGCCGTCTCGGTCTGAGTGCCATCGTCGACGTCCAGGATGCGCACTGGCATGCGAGCAACGCCGCGCCGTGGCCACGACAGGGCACGCACTTGCCCGCGTTTGAAGGGGCCGGCGTCCTGGCGTACCCGGATCTTCACCCTGCAGGGCAAGCTGCTCACTGCCGCCACTTCGCGCGCCGCAACCCGGCCCGCGAGCGCCGCATTCCACAGGCCGGGATAGTTCTTGCGACTGCTGACGACCCGGCCCTGCGCCTGAACGCTGGCCAGATTCTGGTAGGTGACAGCTGCGTCCTTGTTGGTGGCGATATCCCGGTAGACGACTGTGATCTCATTGACGCTGCCTTCCAGCATCGGCTGCTGCCACTCCAGCAGCTCGATGATGTTCGCCGGACCGATCTCTTCCAGGGTGGCTGGGTCATAGTCCGGCCGCACCAGCACCAGCTCGGTCAGCCCGGTCACCGGATCCTCGATGCGCATGCCACCAATGTGGTCGCACACCATGTCCATGAACTCGCCTGCAGGGACTGATCGGGACCACTTCAGGCACAGGCCGAACCCTTCGTTCTTCAACGTCTGTGCCGCCTTGCGGAAGCTCTCGTCGTTGATCACGTCGATCGGGTGGCCCATGCCCTCCGTGCGCACCTGATAGATGATGTGGGCCGGGTTCATCCCTTCATCGATCTGCACCAGGTCGCCCTGCCAAAGCCCCTTCTTCCAGCCTTGGCGCCAGCGCGAGACCTTCTTCGTCCAATTCTTGATGTACGGGTTCATGGCCGACACCTGGCCATTGAAAACCGTCGTGAACAGGCCACGGGCAGCTGGCCACGGGCCGGGCACCAGCGACTGCAGATAGGCGCTTGGCATCTGGGCGGGCTCGCCCATGCGCACCTCCAGTGTGCCGACGATGCCGCCTTCGCCCTTGTCGCCGCCGAAGATCTCCGGCGCCAGGATCGTGATCGATCGAGATGCGGTAATCGGGCCGGTGGCAGGCACCGTCCTGGGGATGTTCATCCCGAGCACCTTGGTCCACGCCGTTTGCGCGCTACCGTCCCAGACCTTGCGGTCGCCTACGCGGATCTCCCGCAGCGCGTCCACCGGGCCGAGGCATTCGCCCATATAGAGGGCCATGTAGTAGCGATAGCCGACGGTCTGTTTCTTGCCACTACCCACGGCCAGCCTCCTCGCGGGCGATCGCTGCCAGGCGCCGTGCGAAGGCGTCGTCCAGCGCTTCGAACTGCTCTACCGGCAGGCCTTCATCCAGGAAGCGACGCAGATCCAGGCCGTGACGATCCATCCAGGTGCGGATGCCGGCGGCACAAAGCACACCGCTTTGCTCGCCCAGCTTGGCCGCGCGCGCGTGTTCGACCGTTACCATCACCACAGCGCCACCTCGCGGCCATCCACGAAATAGCGGTAGTCCACGACCAAATCGACCCAGAGCCAGCAACGGCGGTAGCCGTACCCCTCACGGTGGCATTCGAAGAAGATCGGGTGCCCGAACCAGTAGCGCCGGAGGACCCGCTTGATCTGGAACTTCATTTCTTGCCACCCTTGACCTTGATCGGCGTGGTGCGCAGATCGCCGTAGAACAGCACGTTGGGATCATCGATCCAGTTCGTACCGAAGACCATGCTGCACTCGCGACCGTCCTCGGCGGTGGGGACATTGAAGTCCTCCAAGGCGGCCGGCTTCGGAACCGTAGGCTTCGGGCGCATCACGTAACTGACGATCAGCGCCACGATCATTACGACGATTTGAACCCACATGGGAGGCTCCTTTAGAAGATGGGGTCAGGTCCGAAGGGGTTCTTCGGCGGGATGGTGTGCTGGCCGCCGTAGTTCAGTGCGTTGTTGAACTTCTCGTGGCAGATCTGCAAGGCATGGCCACAGCCGGGGTAGGCAGACACCAGTGCGCCCGCAGCGAGCGGCGCTGCGGTAAGCAAGGTGAGGGTCGGGCCAACATGGCCCACCACGAAGCGGTACTCGATGGCTGTGCCCTGCACCCACTTGATGAAGCCGCCGACGAACCAACCGTCCGGCTTCGCCGCGAAGGCAGTGGACGTGATCGTCTGAGCGGATGCGGCCGACAACACACCATCGACTCGGAACAGCTCCGGATTCAGGCCGCAATCGGCATCGAACAGCGCGAACGGGCACTGCGCCTGCCAGCATCGGCGAAGGCCGTTCGTCGCGGCGGCGCCGGCATTGCTCTGGCAGGTCAGGATCAGATCATTCTGTCGCTCGCTGAAGTCGCTCAGCACGCCATTCCAGGTTCCGCGGATCGCGCCGTCGCTCTTCCGGATCCGCCGCCACCGAACGATGATCCGATCGGTCGGCGGATATGGCCGCAGCACTGACGCCAACGTGAGGGACAGCGGTACGGTCACCTCAAGATTGGATCTGGCCTCCTGGGCAGACTGGCCAAGTCGGCCGCGCTTGATTGCCTCGGGGCTGAACGACTGCGAGTCGTAGATCTCCACCCGATCGCTAGACGTGTAGCGCCAGCGCTGGGAACCACGCCCAAACTCATACAGCTCAACATGGCGGGAGAACAGGCTCACGGTTCGCTCTCCTCAGCGCCAATGCCGGCGAAAGACACGCGGCAACGCG